ACAAAAGCTGGCTTCAGTGAGTCTCTCATGAGTTTCAATTTTTATATTCAAGCCCATTCGTTTCCAAAAACCCTCAGGCACTGGACGGGAGATAGAAGCGAGTCCGTCATCTCCCTCGATTGCCGGTCCCCGGTAGCTTATCTTGTTCTCTTCCATAGCAAAAAGGAAAAACATGAGGTTTGAGAATCCATTGCCAAGACTGGTGTTCATCTCTCCCGAGAATCTTCTACAGTCCACGAGGAACTGCATCATTTTATGTGTGACATGGGATGGAGACAGTGTGGTGTCCGCTATCATTCTTAAGATTTCCAATTGTGCGATGCAGTTCTTGAGCATGTGGGAATATAGAATGTACTCACAATCAAGTTGCAATGGTGAGTCAAAGTGACGCTCAAAGGAAGTGTAATCGGTCGACACAAATTGGAAACCTTCAGCTTCAAGAAGTTCCTTGAGATATGCGGGACGATCCTCCATCGGAATTTTCTTGATGAAGTACTCCATCTTGAAGACGATCTCTTCAATGGCTTTAAAGATTGGGCCGGCAATAACTTTGAAGCTGTCGTCTCTGGACCAAATGCCTCTGGGATATTTATATGTGTCATAAAACTCATCCTTAACGAAAATCTTGACTTTACCTCTAATGTTAATTCCGTTGTGATCCTTTTGGTTGATCGGGATGGAATTCATTTCTTCGTAAACCCTACGTAGTTCTTCTTTCCTGGCCTGGGTGTAGTGAGTCTTTTCCAGCCAGGAGTCCACCGAAAAATCGGTGGCAGGGTCTAAAGGGGTAAGGTTAGTGGCAACCCACCGCTTGACGAACTTTCTAAAGCGGCGACGGGTGCGACGGTTGTAGGGGAGCTTAGGAGAACACATGCGCTTGCAAACACCAGCAAAAAGATTAACAGGATCAGTAGTGTCTGGACGCGGCGGGATTGCAGGTGGTGAATCACAGACAGTGGGAAGCATTGGCGGGCGACGGCTATAATCGTGAGTTTCAAATTGTTTAGTGGTGCAGAAAACAGTGTTGTCAATCCCGGGCAGCAATGGGAG